TCAGCCCTCCAACAAATAGCTCTGCACCAGGCGCACGATGTTGGCTTTGTCATCCTCGGACGCGCCAAGAAAGGGCCGCGCCGGGATGTCTCCCCACGGGATCGGGAACACGCCGTTGCGCGTCTTGTATCCAGCCATGCCGAACTCACCGGACTGCGCGCCGTAGTGGAAGGTGCCCGCGTAGACCATCGGGCTGCCGATGCCCACGGCATCGCTGCCTTGCACCTGGTAGTTGATCGTGGTGCCGAGCGCGCGCGTCTCGCCGGTACCGGGCTTCTTGGCCGCCAGCTTGGCCGCGCTGCGCTTGGTGAACTCGCCGTCCTTCTTGCGGGCGAACATCGAGCTGTACCGGGCCAGGGTCAGCGCGCTGTTGGGCGCCCAGGCCGTGCCATCGGGGGCGGTGGCCGTCACGAAGCGCTGCTTGGTGGACTCGGCCATGTCCTCGCCGATCTCCTTGAGCACCGGCTGCATGTTCCCGGCCCGTTCGACCAGGCCGTGCAGGTAGTCCAGGCCGCTGCGGTCAGTCAGTTCGATCATTTGCGGCATCGCGGCCCCCTGGGTAAAATCAAAGTGCCTTGCACAGCATCAACCCCCGGGTGTTCAAACCCGGCTTCGTCCGCAGACGTTCTAGGTTGGGGGGTGCGAGGCTTTTTCATTTGGCGGTCTTGATCACCAAGCTGGTCAAGGACAGCGAGCGATTGCGCTTACCCGCCAGCACCTCCCACACCGCCCGGAACGTCTCGCCCTCAATGGCCTTCGTCGCCACTACCGTAGGGTTGCCATGGCGCGACTTCTCGCCAGCGCGCAGCGCGTCCGGGTCATTCAGCACAGACTCCAGCCGCGCGAAGTCCTCGGGCTGCGCCGGCCGCTGCCCGCCACCGTCAAAGCCATGCGATGACTGCACGTGGCGGGGCGCGTCAGCAGGCAGCAACACCGTGTAGCCCTTGGCATCTACGCCCACCGCCTGGGCAATCCAATCTGGCCGCTCTACAAAGCCCAGCCATAGCGGGTCGGTACGCTGGCCATCGGTCAACACCTGGCGCACGAATTCCGGTACCGCCTGCTCGGCGTTGATGTACCGGTTCACGTCGCGCGACAAGGCCGCACTGATCGCGGGCGGGTAGTCGATCAGCTTGTCCTGCACGAAGCTGCGCAGATCGTCATCGGCCCGCGCACCAGGCGCATAGTCCCAGCCCTCATCAATGCCCACCGGTGCGCCGGTGCGCGGGTCGATGGCATCCCAGCCATCGGGCGGCGTGGTGGCGTCGCCATCGCCAGGCGCGGCCACGGCCACCACGCGGCACTTGCAGCCCCAACCGTTGGGGGGAAAGTGCGTTTCCCAGAACGGATGGTCATGGCGCAGCGTCAGTCGCATGTCGCCCCACTGCTTGTGGTGCGGCCGAGGGTGCGTCACGCTGTCGTTGTGCACGTAGCGCCAGAACGGGCGGCGCTTGACCAGGTCGGGGTCCAGCAGCTGCGCCCGGCGCCCGGCCGCATAGGACGTCATCAGGTTGGTCTGGTAGATCACCCGCGTGCGCCAGGCCTCGCCGGCCTTGCTGCCTTCGCCTGTCCAGCCGGTCCAACCATGCTTGGCGACGATCTGCGCAAAGCTCTTGCGGAACTCCCCGATGCTGCCGCCCTGGACTGCCTGATCCACCGCCTTGCGCAAGTCATACAGCAGATCTGCCTTGGTCGCGCCGGCCACCACGAACGCCCGGTCGTGCGCGGCGCGCTGAATGTCGCGCCAGGTCTCGCTGGGCAGGTTGAGCTTGCGCCGCAGAAAGTCGATCTGCTCCTGGAACTGCTGGCGAGCGCCCTCCACCGAAGAACGGGCAACGTCCCCGATCTCAGCCATGGCCACCCTCCAGAGATGCGCTCTCGCGGCCCTGCAGGTGGGCCAGCTCGAAGGCCAGCGCCATCAGCTCCGTCAGTTCCTCGGTGGGCAGCTCGCTGTATTCCGCCATGAGCGCGTCCTGCAGCGCCTGCGGGTCGGCATGGGACGCCACCAGGGCGCGCAGCTCGCGCACCCAGTCCCCCACCACGGGTGTGGCAGCAGTGCCCAGCAGTGTCGCAGCAGACTGGACTGCGGCTGTGGCATCGGATTCTGCGAACTCCACGGCTGGGGCGGCCAGAGCAGCAGGCGCCGCCTGCTCCTGAATATCGCCCTTCTCCAGCTTGTAGGTGCGCATCCAGTACTGCGGCGTGAAGTTCACGCCCGCGCTCTTGAGCTTGGAGTCGCGCTCGGCCTGGGCCGTGTTGACGGCCTCCTCCTCGTACAGCTCCACCGTGGGGGCCGGGGCGTTCTCGCCCTCGTTCAGGTCGGTCACCCAGCGCAGCATCTGGTTAAAAGTGGCCTCGACCATGCGGGCGTCACCATCGCGGATGGCCTCAGCGACTTCCAGGCCCGCCTTCGCGCTGGCATGCGTGCTGCTGGCCTCGGTGCTCTGGTTCTGCCCCAGCAGCGCGATGGACACCTCGGAGCGGCAGAACATCAGCAGCTCCTTGTACAGCTCCGCGCTCGCGCCCTTGTCGCCAGCCTCCAGGATGTCGATGCTGGAGTCATCGGGAATGGCCGCCACCGCGTCCTGGATCATGGCCTCCAGCTTGTCCAGCAGCGCATCGACCTCCGGGCCCGGTGTGCCACGCGGCTGCTTGCCCACCAGCCACGGCGTGCCGTACTTCTCGGTGAAGGTCACCCAAAACTTGAGCCCGCCGCGCTTGAACACCGTGGGCCAAAAGCACATCGACAGGTCCGCGAAGCCGTAGGGGTTCGCATAGCTCGCCTCCTGGCGCGCCAGCAGGAACTTGCGCGGCTCCAGTTCCTCGCCATGCAGCGGATGCTCACGCGAGCGAAACCGCAGCTGCGCCTGGTTGTCGAAGGTGAACCACTCGCCCGGCTTGCCCACCACGTCCAGCGGCTGCAGCGCGCCGGCGCGGTAGCCCCACATCAGCTCCAGCGGCTGCCAGCCGAACAGCACGCCGTCGAGCACCTCGTTCATCACGCGGTCCATGTTCAGGGCCGCGAACAGGTCTTCGGCTCGCCGCACAGCTCTGGCTCCCGCCTTGCCCGCCACCACGCGGCGCTCCAGCATCTTCACCGAAGCCTTGCGCCGGCGGATGCAGCCACCCACGTGCGCGTCGCTGCGCAGATCGCGGTACACGCGCATGTCCTTGCCCTGGCGCTTGAGGATCGGGTCCGGGTTGGGCAGCAGGAAGGAAAAGCCCGCCACATCCATCGACCGGGCGCGGGTGGCGATCTCCTCGCCCAGCGTGGACGCGCGGCGCTTGGCCTCGCCGAAAGAAACGAACTCGGTGGGGGTGACGTAGATACCTTGCTTCATTCGTAGTAGCCCTCCATGGGCACATCCAGGCGGCTGCGGCGTGGGCGGCTGGCGGCATGGGTGGGGCCCCAGTCCATGCGCGCGGCGGCGTGCGAGTAGATGCAGGCCATCGTGCTGTCGCCGTGGCCGATGACCTTGTCGGTGGACTCAGGCATGCGCGGCACGCCGCGAATCAGGCGGATGGCGCGGTGCCCCTGCAGCAGGCCGTCATGCTTGGGCAGCAGGAACGTCCCATCCTCCAGCGCCGCCTTGTAGGGCGGCATGTTGTCGCGATACCAGCCTTCGGTGGGCATCAGCCGCTGCACCACGGAGCCGTATTTGTCGTAGGCGGCCTCACCCACGTAGCTCCCGTTGCCCCGGCTGTCGATCACCATGCCGCACTTGCGCGGCAGCGCGTCGCCGATCGCAAACAGCACCTGCAGCTGCTGGTTGTAGGGCACGTTCTTCATCTCGGCGATGAAGGGGATGCGCTGGTGCAGGTTGGTCTCGATTTCGTTGGGAGCGATGGACGACAGATCGCCTGTACGGGCGAAGTCCATGCCCAGTGCGTGGCGCAGGCCGGGCTCGAACTTGAGCAGCGGCTGCAGCACGTCGCCGATCCAATCGCCCATGATCCGCTTGCGCAGGTCCGGCGTGGCGTTGTTGAACTCCTGCGTGCCGTTGAACCGGACCACCGGCCAATCGCGCATCCGGCTCTCCACCAGAATGCGCGTAAGCCATGCGCCGCCGCCCTGCGCCGGAATGCAGAACAGCTCCTCATCCTCGTTCGGCCGGTAGCGATCGATGGTGGCTTTGCGCCAGGCGGCCTCGGCCTCGGCCGACCACACGCGGCCCGTGACGCCGCAGATCTTGCGGTACAGGCCATCGCGCAGCGCGTCGTCCAGTGTGACGCGGTGCAAGCTGTAGTCGTAGCGGCCGGCCCGCACGTCGTTGATCAGCTCGTTGAACGGGTTGTCGGCCCCGTCGTGCGTGCTGATGATGCGGATCTGGCCGCCCCACATCGTCATGGCCATGGCCGCCTTGAGCAGCTCCTTTATGTCGTCCACGAACGCGGCTTCATCAATGACCAGGCGCTCACCAGGCCGACCCTTGGAGCGCAGATTGCGCGGGTTGCTGGTGAACGCCTGGATCATGTGCCCGGAGTCGAACTTGATCGTGTACGTGAGGATCTGCTTGTCCTCTTCCTGGATCACCGACTCCTCGATCTGCCCGGCGGCGGCATTGAACGCCTTGGCCCACGTGGCGCAGTCGTTGATGAACCCCGCCGTCATGTCCTTGTTGTAGGAGATGTAGTAGACGTTGGCCCCGCTGGCGCTGGCTGCATACAGCACGTCGTCGGCCGCCTCGGCATAGCTGATGCCGATGCGGCGCGACTTCTCGATGATCTTCACCGGCGACTGGTCGTTGATCCAGTCCACCTGGTACTGCATCAGGATGCGCGTGGCCTGCGCGACGGCGGTGTGCTGCATCACGCCGCTCCATGCAGGCGCGTGCGCGCCGAGGCCGCGCGAAGCGCAGGGCGCCAGCGGCGCGCCGCATCCGCCGCCTGGCGCCGCCGTTCGCTGCGCAGGTGCGCCTGCACATCGTCGATGATGATGACGGTGTGCCCCTTGCCCCCGAATCGCACGGGCGTTGGCTTAGGCATGGGCTTGCTGAACCGCTCCAGGTACTCCAGGTAGAGCTGCTGGTAGGCGAACAAGCCGGTCTGTCGGGCGCACGAGATCACCAGCATCAGAGCGCTCCCGCAATCGCCTTGCGCAAGGCATCCACGCCCGCGTCGGACAGGCCCTGCTGCTTGGCCGTGGCCGCTGCTGTGGCGCTGGCATCCTCCAGCGCCTTGCGCCGTGCTTCGGCCTCAATGGCGGCGCGCGCCTCCATGCTGAAACGCTTGTGCGTCACGCTGGCCTTGCCGATCTCGGCCGCGTTCTTGAAGAGCTTGTTGACATCGACGTCCTCGGCCTTGATGTCCAGCTCCATGAGCAGGTTGAAAATCTTCTCCTGCGTCATGCGCACCACGGCGGAACCGAGCTTGTCTTCCTCGTCCGGGGCGGCATCCACCAGCGCGCGTGCCTGCTCGCTGGCCATCTTGAGCTGCGCCATGCGCTGCTCGAAGGGCGAGCCATAGCGTTGCAGCGACGACTTGGACACATCGGCCCCACGCGCCTTCAGGTCCGCCGCGAGCTGGACGTAGTCGCCGAAGCCGCGCCGCACCAGCTCGGCGTCCAGCCACTCCTTGAGCTCGGGCGGCAGCGAATGCACCTTGCTACGCGGCGCCATGCCTACACCTGCGTGATCTTGGGACGCGAGACCCCGGGCTGCGCGTCGATGTTGTACTCAACGAAGTCGATGCCGGTGCGCGTCAGGTCCACCATCCAACGGTCCAGCGGGTCTTTGCTGATGCGCACCATCTCGCGCTCTTCCAGGTAGTCCAGATTCACGCGCACTTCCTGGTGCGTCGCATCGGGGTACACGGCGCGCACGATCGCCAGCAGCGGCTCGGTGTAGATGCCCACGGGCCGACTCAGATTGACGGCCGACAGCAGATGCCAGCGCATGTCCTCGCGGCGGGTCTTTGCCATGTCGATCATTACCGTCCTCCCATCAATTGGTTGAGCGCGCGCTCCACGCGCAGCGCGAAGTTGTCGATGCGCGTCTCGATGCTCCCGAGGTGCCGCACGAAGTCATCGCGCCGCACGTAGTCGCGCGCCAGGTCCACCTGGTGCTTGTGGAACTCGCGCTCCAACTGGGCCGTGGCGTCGGCATTGCGCTCTTGCGACTTGGCAACGTCCTGCATCGCACGGGTCAGCGTGTCAAAGCGGTCGTTCATCCGCCGCTCTTGCTGCACGCTCACCAGCTTGAAAAGCGCCCACATCGCGGCCACAACCAGCGCCACCACGGTGATGACGTTGCCCAGCGTTACCTCAAAGACCATCGCTCGCCCCCAGTGCGGCGGGCGCTGCCACCGTCGTCACATAGTCCTGCAGGCCCATTACTTGGATGCGGAGTCCGTCAGCCTCTGCGCCCAGCTCTGCGTATCGGCCGCTACAGCGTCCGAGTAGCTCTCTTGCCGTGGTGGCTTCATGAGCGAAGGCTGCGGCGCGGGCGTCCGGGGCGGTGCCGGGCACGTCCACAACGGGGCGGGCGTTGAGCTGCGCGATGGTGCCGAGCAGCCCGCGATTGCGAGACTCAGCGCGAGCAAGGGCAGAGCGAAGCCCTGCCTCACGTTGGGCTTGAACATGGGCGTTCCTTTCCGCCTGGAGTTGCTTGGTTTGCTCTGCTTCGCGCGCCAGGCGTTCGGCTTCGGCTTGGCGCTGGGAGGCGAGAGCCGCAGCCTCCATCTCATCGGCTTGGCGCCTGGCCTCGGCCGTGTTCCACTCGGTGCGCACGGCCTTCGAGCCCTGCGCGTAGCCCTCGGCGATGAGGTGCGCATTCCAGGCCCGTACGCCCATGGCAGCGCCGAGCGTGAGCACCGCCGCGATCAGAATCCGCGTCATGGCATGGGCTCCCCTGAGCCGGGCGCCCCGAGGCACATCGCGCGCAGCCGCTGGCGGTCGGCCCACACGCCCCTGCAGGTGCGGTTGTCCGGGTGGCTGCAGCGATCCTGCGGCTTGTTCACTGGGCCCGCGCGGTCGTAAAGCAGGATGGCATCGCACGCCCCCGGGTAGTCGCCCGCCTGCACGCGCCGCACGATGGTGCTGGGCCCGGTGCGGTCGTTGTTCTTGCATACGGACGTAGCGCCCGCGTTATGAGCCAAGCCAACGAAGGCATCCCACTCCCGCTGGTGCAGTGTCACATCGCCAAAGCAGCGCTTGAGCGCTATCTCCTGCTCGCTGGCATCGGCGCGCAGCCGCACCAGGGCACGCACGGGCGGGAGTTTGTCGCCCATCTTGATGCCGCCCGTAGAGCCAAAGCCCGCCGTAGGCACCTTCGTGCCGTGGACTGGATCGGGGTAGGCTTGCTCGCTATAGCCCTCACGCTGGGCGATGTACACCAGGCCCGTAGCCGAAAGCACCAGGGCGGCAATGCCAATACGGCCATCAATCGCCATGGCGCCCCCCCGCGCAAGGGCGCCATGAATGCGTGTAAATGGAGGTCATGCACGGCAGGATGCCGCGCGCGCGCGTAGGGCGCTATTTGCGCTCTATCGAAGAAAGGGCGTTATTTGCTGGAGGCCGTGCCGTCAAGGACTGCTTGTAGTCCCCCACATAGCCGAAGTCCGGGGCGGGTGCGCGCTCTGAAAACCAGAAGTCGGTGAAAGCGGCCACATTGGGCTCACAGAACCAGTGCGCCTTGCCGTCCGCATCCATGGCCCACCAGCGCGCCAGCCTGGGGGCTTTCTTCCAGTCAACGCCTGGGTGACCGATTGGGGTCATGCGCAGTTCCTTTTTACACCCTCTCTGCGCGGCGCAGCATCGGGGCTGTGCAACCAGCGCTTGAACTGGGTGAATAGATCGGGTTGGGGCTCTGTATTGGGCATGGAGAGTTCTTTCATCACGGCTTTGCCTGCAACTCGCGTAGTTCCCGCTGGAGAGAATCGAGCTCCGCTCGCAACTCACGGGCTCGGGTGTCGCACGTGGTTGCAGCCGCTTGCATTTCGCCGGATATGGAATCCTCCCAGGTGGCCCCCGCCAAGCTGTTTGTGGCGCGCTTCTTTTTGGATGCCAACTGAGCCTGCTGCGCTGCGCAATCGGCTTGGTGCCCATCAATTGCTGCGCGTGCATCCGGTATGCCCCGGTTTTCCAGATACGTGCGGCGCTGCCAGCGTTCGCCAAAAACATTCTCCTTACGTGCCGATGCCGGCGCCGCGGCCTGCGCGGGTGCACTGGCCGCCGCAACAGGCGCAGCGGATTTTGGGGTGGTGCCGCTGGCGGGCCGTACTTCGATCTTCTCGCCCTGGCCCATGCAGGGCGCATCCTGAAACGTCACCTTGCCATCCGGCCCCTTGCACTTGTTGATGGCCCAGGCAGGTGAGGCAGCGAGCAGTGCGGAAGCGATCAGTATTTGGAATTTCATGATTTCCCTTTGGATGGGTCGAAAGTGCATCGGCAAGCAGGATGCGCACAGGTTAGCTGCTCCATAAGCCGCAACCCGTCTTCAACACCAAGCAGCACATTGCTGCCACGCCCACAAAGTGCGTGTTCTTCGCAACGATGACGGTTCATTTCGATAAAGGGGTAGCGCTTGCTCAACCATTCGTCTGCGTACCACTCGAGGATTTGCATGTTCCGGAAAAGCCGATGAGCTACATGACTGAACCGGATCAGCAGGAGCTTGAAAAACTCGCGCTCCGCCACCTCGGGCAGTTCATCTCCGTCCTGCCATTCACCCTCATCCTCCAGCTCTTGTCGTAAAGACTCTTGCAGATAGGCATGTCCAGCGTGCCACTGAGCGCCTTCCGGCCAAACCGCATAGATGACCTTGAGGCGCTGCGCCAACCCTTCATAGAGCGATACATGCACGGCCTCAAAAACAGCTTCTCGATGCTGATCTGGCAATGTCAGTTCACGCGCCACCCAATCAAAGCCTGGGCGAAATTCCTCCTTTGAGAGGCGTCCGATGGCATTCATTGCGGCCCCGCTGTGATGTTCATCATTGGCCGCTTCATGCGGCCTTGGCGCGCTTGGTCTTTGTGCCACCGCCAGGCGCGAAAGCGCCAAGCGCCGTCTTCACCCCGGCCTGCACCTGCGCAGGGGCTGCGTGAAAGTTGTCTAGCAAGACGCGGTCACCTTCGCTGATGGTCTGTGCCAAAACGGAGGTGGTCGTTTTGCTGGCGTCTATCGGTTGCCCTGTGGCGAAGTCAATGCCACGTGCTTCCGTAGATAACGCCTCTGCAATCAGTGGGCCATCTCGCTCGGGATCGCCCGTGAGTAAGACTGCCACCCGCATGCGCGTGATGTCTTGCATGGGCATTGCATCCAGTAGCTTGCGCATACGACCAATCGCCTGATGGCGGCTGATGAACTCATCCTGCGTTTCGTCCTTACGAAACATGCTTCCCTCGCCCGTGACCAGCCACGCAGCGCGGATGCCTAACTTGTCTATCAGCGCCTGACTTTCCTCGCGCGTGAGGTTCTTGACCCGGCCCGAGGTCATTGCCTTGACCCGGCTCAGAGACACCTCCAAGACCTCGGCCAAGTCCGCCTGCTTCAAGGCGCACTCCTGCATGACACGTTTTAAAAGTTCGGAAATCACACTTTTCCCTTGTAAGTTTGAAAATCAAACTTACAATAAACCCATCAACAACTTTCAAACAACTTACTAGAAAGGCGCGCTACATGAGCACCCCCCAGCAAGTCCGCGAGCGCATGCGTCGCGAAGGCAAAACCCTTCGGAAGTGGGCCGAAGAAAACGGCTACCGCCCGCACAACGTCTACCGCGTGATGGGCGGCATCGACAAGGGCTACTACGGCACGGCCCATGAGATCGCCGTAAAGCTGGGCCTCAAGCCCACCCCCAACAACACGCCCGCCTGATTATGAGCGACAAGGCAATTCCGCTGGAAGCCGTGCGCAACGCTCTGATGTGCGCCGTCATCAAGCAAAAGACGGCGGGCCGTGAGATCGGCGGTAAGCCTCATGGCCGCACTGCCGCCTACACCTACTACGCGCCTCTCACGTCCGTCACCTGCCGCAACGCTCGCCCAGGCCAGCAGCGCCGGCACTTCCCTGGCCTGAACTTCGGCGTGATGTGCCAGGGCGACCTGGATCGCCTCGTGGAGCGCGTGCGTTTGGAGCGCGGGCTGCAGGAAGTGCGCCGCACTTGGAGCAAGGGCCTGCGCGCGCTGCAGGCCGAGATCGGCAATGGGGTGATGCGATGAGCAGCGCTACCTACGCCCTGCCCGAACACACCCGCAAGACCTGCGAGCTGCTGCGCCTGCTGGCGGGCCACGAGGTACTCGGCCTTGCGCCGGGCGAGATCGCCAAGGGGCTGGATGTGCCCGCTCCCTGGGTGTCGCGCGCGCTGCCTGCACTGGAGGCCGAGACCGGCTTTGTCGAGCGTGTGGCTAACACCAACCGCTGGCGGCTGGGCGTGCCCCTGGTGCGCATCGCCACCACCGTTTCCACCAACCTCAACCAGGCAAGGCGCCGGCTCGATGAACTAGGCCAGCGCTACGCCATTCCCCAAGACTGACCCATGGCCAAGAAACCCACCCCCGCCCCTGAAAGCAAAGAGCCGCCCATGAACGACGCGCTGATCCGCCAGGACTTCCAGGCTGCGAACGCCCTGGCCGTGGTGCAGGCGGAGCAGAACGAGCGCGTGACAGCGCTGGCACGCCAGCTCAACTACCAGGGCAGTACCGACCCCGGCGCGCTGGAGAACTCCGCGCGCGATGCCGCCGAATACCTTGGTAAGAGCATCTACATGCTGGGCACCTGCCTGATTCTGCTGAAAGAAGCCAGCGGGCATGGCAAGTTCTTACCCGCGCTGGAGCGCCTGGGCGTCTCTCGGGACGCCGCAGGGCGTTACATGGCCATGGCGCGGCGTTTCGCAAATTCCGCGACGTCGCGGAATTTGGAAAAGCTCGGCTTCTCCAAAATGACCGAGCTGCTTCCCCTGGACGACGAGCAGGTCGAAGAGCTGACCGAGCTCGGCCAAACCGGCGAGCTGGCCCTGGACGACGTGGCCACCATGAGCGTCAAGCAACTGCGCGCAGCCGTGCGCAAGGAACGCACGGTGCGCCAGCGCCAGGAAGAGGTCAATAAGGAACTGAATGCCGAGGTAGTGCAGCTCAAGCTCGACAAGAAGGTGGTGGCCCACACCGACTGGCCCGAAGCGCTGGCGCCCGTGACCGACCAGGTGGCCGCCGCCGGGCGCAAGCTCGCCACCGCCTTGAGCGAGCTGGAGGCTTGTCGAATCGCCATCTTTGCGGCAGGCGAGCCGCTGAGCGATGCCGACCGTACCAGCTTCGAGGCTGCGCTGGCCCATGTGGCCGGGGTGTACCAGGAGGCATTGTCCCGTGCAGAACACGCCATTGAGCGCGAGCGCGTTACCTTCGACAAGACGTTGGGCGACTTCGCCGAAGGGGCGTGAGATGCAGGCGCACATCCCTGACGACGGCATCCATTCCCAGCTTGGCGTGCTGGCCTCTTGCATTGGCCGTGCTCTCGTTGAACTGGATGAGGCGGCGGCCCTGCTTGGTGACCAGGACATGCGCCTGTCGCTGAGTTCTCGCATCGCGTCACTGGGCCTGCTGTGGCAGACCTATGAGGTGCTGGCGGGCAACTTCGAGCAGGCAGGCCGCGAGACGATCTCGGCCATCGCGCGGCTGGAGGCGTATGGCCTTATCACGCAGGCATCGGCAAACGAACTGATGTCTCCGTTTGAAGAAGCGCTTGGCGATATGTACGTGAACACCATGGCGGCGCAGCCCGAGTGACGCCATGGCCAAGCTGGAACCCGACATGATCGCCGACCTTCTCGCCCTGCGCGACCGGCTTGCCGCCACCCCCGCCAAGGGTGGTCGCACAGCGCTGATTGCCGAATTTGCCCGGCGCGTGGACCGGGCGCCACAAACCATCCATGCCTGGCTGAAAAAGCACGCGGGCCGTGCCACGGGCCGCAAACGTCGCAGTGACTCTGGCACCTCGCGCCTGCCGGCGGAGTCACTGGAGTTCATGGCCGCCAGCATGCAGCAAAGCGTGAACGGCCACGGCAAATCCACCAAACCCATTTGCGTCGCCATGAACATCGCCAGTCAAAACGGCCTGACGGTAAACGTCAGCGAAAGCCGCGTGGCCGTGCTGCTGCGCTCCCAGCGCCTGGACGCCAAAACCCAGGCCAGCGCCCGCAACACCCAGCGCCTGCGCAGCCTGCACCCCAACCACGTGCACCAAATCGACCCATCGCTGTGCCTTGTGTACTACATGGACGGGCGCCAGCATGTCATGGACGAGAAGACGTTCAACAAGAACAAGCCCGCCAGCATGGACAAGGTGCGCCTGAAGGTGTGGCGCTATACCCGGTACGACCATGCCAGCCGCTGCATCGACGTGCGCTACTTCGAGGCGGCGGGTGAGAACCAGGTCAGCCTGTTCGAGTTCTTGATGTGGACATGGGCGCGGCAAGCGTCGCGGGTGTCCTACGGCGTGCCCAAGTTCCTGCTGTGGGACAAGGGCAGCGCCATGACCAGCGCGGGCATTCGCCGCCTGCTGGATGCACTGGGCGTTGACCACACCACCCACGCCGCAGGCCACGCCTGGGCCAAGGGCGGCGTGGAAAACGCCAACTGGATCGTGGAGCGCCACTTCGAGAGCCGCCTGCGCGATGAGCCGGTGGACACGGTGGAGCAGCTCAACGCCAGTGCCGCAGCCTGGGTGCGCGACTACAACGCCAACGCCATGCCGCACATTGACAGTCGCACGCAGTGCGACGACGGAGAGAAGCGCGTGCGCGACGACATGTTCGCTCTGATCGCCCACTACCCCGGAGCGCTGGTGGAACTGCCCGAGCGCGATGCATGCGCCTGGTTCATGCGCGGCAAGGAAGAAACCCGCGTCATCAAGGCCGGGCATATCAGGTTTGCTCACCCGCAGACGCGAAAGAGCGAGCTGTACAGCCTGCAGCCCTGGGCCAAGGACTTTGCCAATGACGAAAAGGTGCGCGTCAGTCCGCTGTTGCTGGGCGACGGCCTGCTGCGCGTGGAAATCGACCGCTACGGGCAAAGCCCCCTGCATGTGGACGTTGCGCCTGAGCGCGAGTTCGACGCCTTTGGCCGCCCGCTGAGCGCCGCCGTGCTGGGTCAGGAATACAAGAGCGCCCCGCACACTGCCGCGCAGGCTGCAGCCAAGAAGATCGCCCAGGCCGCATACGGCGAAGGCACGTCTCTGGACGAAGCCGAGCGCCGCAAGTCCAAGAATGTGCGCCCCTTCCAACACCTGAACGACGGCAAAGGCGTGGTGGCACACACCCACCTGGGCCAGGGCGAACTACCCACGCGCCTGCTGCCCGAAGCCCGGCCGATCAAGACGGCAGACCTTGCGGCGCTGCGCAGCCAGCGGGCCGAGGCCTTGCTGACCCACTTCGAGGCCGCCAAGGCGCTGTCCGCCAGGGGCGTGCCCATGTCGCCCGAGCTGGTGGGCTCGCTCAAGAGCCTGCACCCCGATGGCGTGCCCGAAGCCGAGCTGGGCGCACTGGAGGCCCGCCTCACGGTGCGCGCCAGCCTTCGCGTGGTGGGAGGCCAGTGATGCATGCCACCGCCTCCATGCCCGTGATGCCCCCCCTGCAGCCCGTGCTGCAGCAGCACGAGATCACCCAGGCCGAATTCGCCCGTGGCGTGGGCCTGTCGGCCGCTGCCGTGTGCCGCCTTGTTCGCCATGGCCTGCTGCCCGCGCGCAATGCTGCCGCAGTGCGCAAGCGCGCCGTGGACTTTCTCAAGGCCCGTGGCGTATCCATGGCCCACCTGCGCGACCTGGTGCTGCCGCATGTAGCAGCGCCCAAAGAAGTTGGCCCCGCCGGGTTGCACCCCGGCGAGGCCGTCCCCGTGAACCCCGACGCAATCGAAACCCAGGAGGAAGAGTCGATGTTACTTCGCTGCGAACCTGTCACCCCTGCCGCGCGCAAGCACTTCAAGCTGCCGCGCAGTCCATTCACCGACGACATTCAGTGCCGTGACGACGTGTTTGCGAGCCAGCATGGCCGCTACGTGCGCGCGGCCATGATGGACGCGGCCACCAACCACGGCTTCGTCGCCATCATCGGGCAGAGCGGCTCGGGCAAGTCCACCCTGCGCGAGGAGCTGGAGGAGCGCATCCGCGAGGACCGCCGCCCCATCGTCCTCATCAAGCCCTACATCCACGGCGTGGAGCCCAGCGAGGCGCGCGGCAAGCCTCTGCGCAGCGGCCACATTGCCGAATCCATCGTGGACGCCCTGGCTCCCGGCGTGGCCCTCAAGAGCAGCCCGCAGGCCCGCTACAAGCAGGTGCACGAGCTGCTCAAGGCAAGCCGCAGCGCAGGCTACACGCACCTGCTGGTCATCGAGGAGGCCCACCGCCTGCCCATCCCCACCCTGAAGCACCTCAAGAACTTCATGGAGCTCAAGGATGGCCTGCGCCGCCTGCTGGGCGTGTGCCTCATCGGGCAGAACGAGCTGTTCAACATGCTCAGCGAACGCAACCCGGAGGTGCGCGAGATCGTGCAGCGCTGCGAGCAAATCGCCATGGAGCCGCTGGACAACGACGTGGAAGCCTACCTGCAGCTCAAGTTTGAGCGCCTGGGCTTGAAGCTGGCGGACGTGTTCGAGGCCGATGCCATGGACGCCATCCGCGCCCGCCTGATCCAGACGGCCCACGGCCATCGCACGAACGAGGTGGTGAGCATCTGCTACCCCCAGGTGGTCAACAACCTGGTCAGCCGCGCCCTGAACGCGGCCGCGCAGGTGGGCTTTCCGAAGGTGGATGCCCAGGTGATCGCGGGGTGCTGACCATGTTCATCTTCCGCATCCGTATCACCATGCAGGACGGCAGTTGGGGCCGCTGCACCGGCCTTTTCACCACGGCCTGCGCGGCGGTGCGCACGGTCTTGTCCGACTTCCCCGGCGCGGCCAGCGTGTCCGCCATCTGCCAGCGGGGTGGCGCATGAAAACCCCTCGCCACCATTTCGCGCCCGGCATGCTGCAGCAGATGCCCACGCGCGCCCAGCGCCTGCGCGTGACGCTGGCCGTCGCGCTCTGGTTCGCCGCCATCGCCCTGGGCGTTGTTGCGGCCATCGTGTGGGGGGACGCGCTGTGACCGACATCACCTGTCCCGCCTGCGGTGCGAGCTTTGACATCGTCGTGGCATTCCAGAGCGAGGAAGACCGCGCCGCCTTCAACCGCCTGGCCGCCAGCGTCACGCCGCTCAAGGCCCGGCTGATGCACTACATCGCCCTGCACCGCACGGCCAAGCACCAGCTCAAGCTGCGCAAGCAAGCGGCCCTGCTGCTGCAACTGCTGCCCGACCTGGAGCGCCAGGCCATCACTTGGAAGGGCCGCGACTGGCCCGCGCCGCTCACAGCCTGGACGCAGGCCATCGACCAGATGCTGGAGCGCCGCGACGCGGGCACGCTGGAGCTGCCCCTCAAGGGCCACGGCTACCTCTACGCCGTCCTCGCAGGCATGGCCGACAAGCACGAAGCCGCCCAGGAAGCCAAGCGCGAGGAAGACGCCCGCCTGCGCCCGCGCCGCGACACGGTACAGGTGCGTGGCCAGACGCTGGAGATCGGCGCCGCTCTCGACGTGGTGTACGGCGGCAAAGACCCGGCCCTGGCCGCCATCGAACAGAGCGAACGCAATGCCGCGCCCATGCCCGCGCACCTGCGTGCACGTCTCGACCAACTCAAGAAAGGAACGCCATGAGCACTCCATCACCAACGCCCGAGCAGCGCGCCGAGTTTCGCCAGCAGGCATACGACATGGCAAGCAAGATCGTCGACGCGCTGCAGGGCGAGCAACCGTCGTTCGTAGTGCTGGAAGCACTCACCCTCGTTCACAAGTTTGTCACCTCCAGCCTGCCGCCAGAAGTGGTTGGCTATGTCGCCATGGCAATGGCTGGCTATGCCGGGGAGCTGATGCAGGCCGATGCCAAGGGCAAGGGCCTTTCGCCTTATCCCGCCCCTGTCACCACCTCCGAATCCACCACGCATTAAGGAGCCACCACCATGGCAACCCGCATTAAAACCAAGACCCTGGCCGCAGTGCCGCAAAGCAAGAACGACTGCGCCCAATCCATCCGCCTGCTGGGCGATCTGCAGCGCGAATTCGAGCGTGAGCGCGCGGCGATGAACGACGCCATTGGCGCCATCACGCAGCAGCACCAGCCCAAGCTGTCCGACCTGCAGCAGCGCATCGAAGCCCTGCAGGGCGGCGTCCAAGCCTGGTGCGAAGCCCACCGCACCGAGCTGTGCGGCGAGGGCGACAAGCTGGGCAAGACGGCCAACCTTGTCACCGGCGAAGTGTCGTGGCGCCAGCGCCCGCCGAGCGTCTCCATCCGTGGCGCCGACACGGTGCTCGAAACCCTGCTGCGCATGGGCCTGGGCCGCTTCGTACGTGTGAAGAACGAGCCCAACAAGGAGGCCATGCTGAACGAGCCCGAAGCCGTGCGCGGCATCGCCGGGATCAACATCGTCACGGGCGTGGAAGACTTCATCGTCGTGCCGTTCGAGGCCCAGGCCGAGGGGGCGTGACCATGGGCAGCATTCAATCCCGGAAGGCCGCCATGGGCTACATGACGGCAACGCGCCGCCCCTCGTGCCGCAACTGTGCGTATTCGTCGCAAGACTCCAAGCTGGGTGGCACAACCGACGTTTACCCCTGGCACTGCGATAAAGGCGGGTTCGGCACCACGGCGCAAGCCGTGTGCGAAGACCACCAGCCCAGCAACCCGGCGAAGGAAGGCAGTGCAGCATGAACACGCCCAAGAAATTCAACGGCGGTGAATTTCCCGCTGGTGCAATCGCCAACGCGCACATCTGCATGGAGCGGCTGGAGACCCTGTACGACTTTGCGTGCCAGGGAGGGCCGCTGGCAAATTGCGATGACTGGATTGAGCTGAGGCGCTGCGTTGAGCACCTGGCAGAGCAGATCAACGCAGCTTGGCCTGTAGCGCCAGATGATCCAGTGCTGGACACCGAGTTTTCTGACTTCGTGGAGCAACTCACTGCCTGGCACGCCAAGAAGGTCGGCCTTCTGCGCGATATCGAAGACGGCATCGACGAAGGGACGCTGCTCAAACAGGGGGACGATCCCGAGGGCGTTCCGCTGACAAAAGAAGGTGCGGCCTTCTTCAAGCTGGGCATCCAGGTTGCATTGATGGAGCTGGGCACGCTGCCGTTCACCGTCACGCGAGAGGATCGCGCGGAGGATGAAGCATGACCCGCGCCAACATCCCTGTGAAATGCACGCGCTGCCGCCACTGCTGTATGGAGTCGGAATGGCTTTATGTGCGAACGAAGCGTTATGGCGGGTGCCGGGAAAAGACCTGTCCGCGCTGCGGCTGCAGAAGCTACTACGACTGCACCCCGCAGGTGGCTTGGTGCTGGCCGTCCGGCTTGATCGAGATCGGCGACGCCATGCCCGCAGACAACGCCGATGGCAGCGGCGCCATTGAGGTGGCGCGCGGGCCGAAGTACGCGCTCAAGGGTCAGCTCTCGGCGGTGGCACGACACGCCTACAGCCTTGGGCAGTTGCTTGTGCCTGGAGTTCCAGAAGCTGAAACCCAGGAGGCCAAGGCCGATGCCTTGGGTGCCTGGTTGGACTGGTGCGGCAAGCCCAAGAGCCGCGACGGCGTGACGTTTTCGAGGGCCGCATCATGACCCGCATCCTCTCCGCCTTTGAAGCCGTGCGCCCGCGTGGCACCGCTACCGCGCCCGCAGCCGTCACCAAGCCACACAACCGGGGCAAGGTCCCCAGCCCGCTGCCCGGCAGCCTGGCCCAGGCCCCCGTGGACGTGATGGTGATGGACCGCACCGGCAAGCGCATCGTGCCGCTGCAGCCGCGCATCAGCAGCGCGGCAATTGAAACCAGCGTGGCTTACCGCGCATCCGAAGACCGCCGCCAGGCCATAGCGAAAGCGAGTATTTGATGTTCAAGAACTTGATCGTTTACAGCATCGTGTCGCCCTGGCCCGTGGGCCTGGGCGAAGTCGAGGCCGCGCTGCAAAAGGCGCTGTTCCTGGAATGCGGCGCCACGCAGGAGAAGTCCAGCGGCTTCGTGCCGCCGCGCGGCGAAGAACACGGCCTGCTGGCCGAGGGCGTGGGCGGGCACTGGGTGCTGCGCTACATGACCGAGGCCAAGGTGCTGCCCGCCGCCGTCCTGGCGCGCAAGGTGAAGGAAAAAGCCGCGCGCATCGAACAGGAAACCGGCCGCAAGCCCGGCAAGAAGGAAAGCCGCGAACTCAAGGACGAGGCCCGGCTCGACCTGCTGCCCATGGCCTTCACCAAGCAGGCCGCCATGTGGGTGTGGATCGACCCGCAGGCCCGCACGCTGGCGCTCGACACCAGCAGCCAGGCCCGCGCCGATGAGGTGGTAAGCCTGCTGGTGGAGCTGCTGCCCGGCCTTGCCCTGGCGCTGCTGGATACGCAGACCGCGCCCCAGGCCGCCATGGCGTACTGGCTCAAGACGCAGGAGCCGCCCCCGGGTTTCAGCATCGACCGCGAGTGCGAGCTGAAAACCACCGACGAAGCCAAGGCCGGTGTGCGCTACACGCGCCACCCGCTGGACATCGGCGAGGTGCGCGCGCATATCGAGGCGGGCAAGCTGCCCACCACGCTGGCCCTGACCTGGGACGACCGCGTGTCCTTCGTGCTGACCGAGGGGCTGCAGCTCAAGGGCATCAGCTTCCTCGACGCGGTGTTCGACGGCCGCTCGCCCGACGACCAGGGCTTTGATGCCGATGCGGCCATCGCCACGGGCGAGCTGGCGAAGCTGATCCATGACCTGGTGGCGGCCCTGGGCGGCGATGGCCGCGCCGCACAGGCCGCTTGATACGGACAGGAGCCCCGGAAATGCCTTCCAAACCGTTCCAAACCGCAAACCCAGGGGGTTGCACCTCCTGCGGCGCCGGGCCGCTTAAAACGGCCCTGCCTTTTCGTGTGCTCGCGCTGTCGGTCGCGGGTGCGTTTTTCGGCGTGCTGGGCGCGCTGCTGCTCGCCATGCCCACGCTGCCCGGCTTGGGCTTCGGTGCCTTCGCAGTCAGCAATGTGGCCTGGCTCACGGCCAGCGCCTGGCAGCGCCAGTGGCCGCTGCATGCCCAGCAGTGGGTGTTCCTTGTTTGCAGCCTGCTCGGGTTGTGGAACTGGTGGCTCGGGCCGCTGTTGCTGGGGTAGATCAATGGCAAACAACATTGCAGCCATCCACACGCTCAAGTCCAAGCTCGGCTTGAGCGACGACGACTACCGCGCGCTGCTGGTCAACCTCACGGGCAAAAACAGCAGCAAGGCCCTGGGCGCGAAAGAGCAGGTCCGTGTGCGCGATCACATGCAGGCCCTGGGCGAGCGCCTGGGCGTGCTGGTGCCCACGCGGCGGCGCTCCTTTGCGCAAACCCGGGCCGCAGCGAGCCCGCGCGAGCGCAAGGTGTGGGCGCTGTGGAACCAGCTCCACCGCGACGGCGTGATCCAGAACCACAGCGCGCCCGCGCTCAATGCATGGGTCAAGCGGCAGGTGGGCGTCGATGCCCTGCGCTTTTGCAACGCCGCGCAGCTCGACACACTGATCGAAGCGCTCAAGGCATGGCAGCAGCGAGGCGGAGGAGCACATGGCGAACATGGCTGATGAACTGGAGCCTCTTCTCCCAACCGAATACCCGGAACTGTGGCGCACCATGGCGCACGCCATCTTTATGCGACTACGCCTGCAGGGCAACACAACGGACGATGTGCGCGTGCACGGACGCTTGGCCATGGAGCTCACCGAGGCGCTGGCGGACGCCATCGGGGGCGACACTATCTATATTCCCGTAGGACACTTTTTTCGCAACGATGCCAGGGCGCGCGCGCTGATTGCAGATTGCAACAGCGGTGTGCGCCTGGGCGAAGCTGCCCGCCGCCATGGCTACACGCCGGCCCGCGCGAAGCAACTGTTGCGCGAATGGGCGGAGGATGATTTCAACGCGCGCCAAGGTTCTCTCCCCATCGACTGATTCAGCCGAGCGCCCAGGGGCAGGCGCTCCCTCCAAGAAGCTGCACCCGTAACGCGCGCGCGCGTGCAGCCCGAGCATTCGGGGCATGTCACAAGCCGCCCCCGCACCAAAGCAGCTCCACATTTTCAAGCCTGGAACCTGGCTCACCATGCAGGGTGAGTCCATCGAGTTCGGCGAGGCAGACCTGAAGGCAACGGCTGCCGCCTACAACCCCAAGATCAGCAAGGCCCCCATCGTCGTGGGCCACCCCAAAACCGATGACCCGGCCAAGGGCTGGACGGTTTCCCTCACTGCCAATGAGCGCGGCCTGTTCGCTGCCGCCGACAAGGTCGATCCCGAGTTTGCCGAGTCGGTGCGCAAGGGCGCATACGGCACGGTGAGCGCCAAGTTCTACCGCCCCACCGACCCGCACAACCCCGTGCCGGGTGTCTGGTATCTGCGCCATATCGGGTTTCTCGGTGCACAGCCGCCGGGCGTCAAGGGCTTGGAC